ACATCACAGCGGAGGGGCCGGTGTCCACGACCTCGCCCTGCCACCGAACTGGGAGCAGGTGACGCCATGTCAGGCGAGTATCTGCTGACGGTCAAGGAGGCGGCGGAGCTGCTTGCGATCGGTGAGCGAGCCGTACGCAAGAACGCGATGGCGGGGCGTTATGGTGAGTTGGCGTTTGTGGATGGTGCGCGTGGAGGAAAGAGCGGGCGCATGACGATGATCCGTCTTGCAGCACTCCCCGAGGCGGTGCAGTCGGCATATCTCCGGCAGCACAATATCATCGAGGAGCCGGAGCGGCCTGTCGCATCCGTGTATGATCGCGCGGACGCAGATGCACGCGCAACGGCGAACGAACGCTATCGAACGCTGAAGGAGTATGAGGCGTATATCGCGACACCGGGCAAGCGCACGGAGCTGACGCGGGCATTCCTCCGCGACTGGAACGCAGCACACCCCGATGCGCAGCTCTCACAGTCAACGCTCTACAACTGGCAAGCAAAGCATCGCGCAGACGGTCTCTCGGGTCTCCTGCCGCAGTATGGCAAACGCAAGGGCGAGCGCCGCATCGATGCGCCTGCGTGGGAGTTCTTTCAGGTACAGTACCTCCAACAGTCTCGGCCGAGTGTCGGCGACTGCTACATCCTCCTCGCCCGCAAGGCAAAGATCGAAGGGTGGACAATCCCCTCGCGTGCGACGATCGCGCGCATGGTCAAGGAGGATATCCCCGAGGCGGTGCGGACGCTCCGCAGGTTCGGCAACAAGAAGTATATGGACGACATCCAGACATTCACCCGCCGTGATCCTGAGAGCATCCGCGCGGGCGAGGTGTTCGTCGGCGATCATCACATCCTTGACGTTTTCATCAATGTTGGGACGATCGAAAAGCCGAAATGGGCGCGTCCGTGGATGACAGCGTGGCTGGATATGCGCAGCCGCAAGTTCGTCGGCTGGACGATCAACCTGTCTCCCTGCACGGACGAGATCATCGCGGCGTTTGCGAATGCAGCACTCGATCCTGCGATCGGTCTCCCCCGTCACATCTACATCGACAACGGACGCGACTACTGCTCGGCGAAATTCGCCGGACGCGGGCATCGCGGCAATCCGCTCACCGAGGAGGACAAGGAGACACTGATCGCCGAGGGCAAGATGGCACGCTCTCTGATGGATCGTCTTGACATCAAGACACATTGGGCGATTGTTGAAAACGCCCGTGCAAAGGTCATTGAACGGGCATTCAAGGAGGTTGTCGAGCGGTTCTCAAAGGCATTCCCGTTGTACTGCGGACGCAATCAAGACGAGCGTCCCGACGTGCTCGAGGAGCGAATGAAGAATCCGAAGAAGTACGCCATGAATCTCGCTGAGTTCCGCGCTATCTTCGATGACTGGATTCGGACGGTATTCAACAAGACTACTTCGCAAGGAGCAGGGCGTGCGGGCGAATGCCCGGACGAGACCTACATGCGGACACGACTGCCGGTACGAACGGCCGATGCGGATGTGATGCGGCTCTACTTCATGCGTTCGACGAATCCGTTCCGGATCGGTCGCAACGGCATCACGTTCCGCAAGGTCGAATACTATCATCCGGACATGGCGCTTCTCAAAGGAAAGCGGGTATACGTCCGCTATCGCGAGGAAGACCCGGAGCATATCTGGCTCTATGACACGGATGACCGTTATCTCGGCGAAGCGGAGCGTATCTCTGCCCTCCCTGCAATCGCAGCGACGGCAGAGGAACTTGACGCCGAGCAGGCGCGCAAGGCGCGCGAACGCAAAGCGGTCGTTGCGCATCCGTCGTATCAAGCGGCAAAGAGTGCGCAGCCACTCACACCCGCAGATATTACGGAGCTGTACCGCGTCTGTGGCGGAAGTGCCGCTGACGTGAGACCCTCAAAGGTCGTGGAACTCGTGGCTCTGCCGAAGACGGGCAAAGAATCCGTACAGGCAATGCAGGCAACGGGAACGGATGATGTGAATCCCTTTGCAATCATGGCAAAGGCGAAGATCGAAAAGAGGAGGAAACCCTAATGACAGCAGAAACAGTCAACATGGATGCAGCGGTGGCAGATGTGATTCGCCGCGTGGAGGATTACCTTGCTGCGCATGAGGAGGTCAGCCGCGAGCAGTTTGCAAAGATGGCAGGCATCAGCGGCGGCGCTCTCTCCTCGTTCCTGAAGGGTAAATATCAGGGGCGTGTGGATGTGGTGGCACAGAAGATCGCCGCTGTGCTCGAAACGGAGGAGAGCCGCGAAGGTGCCGTGATGACGGTCAAAGAGCCGGACATCGTTGAGACTGACGTGATGCAGAAGATGATGTTTGGTTTCCAATATGCCAACGACCGCAACGACATCATTTGCATCTACGGCGCGCCGGGCATCGGTAAGACCGTTACGGTGAACCGATGGGTCGAAAGTCATCCGAACAGCATCTTTTTCACGGCATCGCCGAACATCCACAACGGCCGTGACGTGATGGAGGAGATTCTTGAGGCGATCGGCAAAAAGCAGACCGGACGCAACAAGGCACTCGAGAAGTCGATCGTGCAAATACTCAAAGGATCGAACCGGGCGATCATCATTGACGAGGCACACTTCCTGCGGCTCTCGGCGCTTGAGACGCTCCGGCGCATCCACGACATCACGGATGTGCCGCTGATCCTTGTCGGCAATCCCGCAATCATGGACATCATCACGGAGCAGAACAAGACGCTGACAGGACAGTTCTTCTCCCGCGCCGTGCGGATCGCACTCGATGCGAAAGTTCCTCTGGAGGATGTGAAGAAGATTGTTCTCCAGCACGGTGTACAGATGGACAAGGACTGCATTGCAGAACTGCACCGCGTTGCACGCGGGACAGGGGCACTGCGTGTCATGACGAAACTGTTTCTCTTTGCGTGGATGCTCGCCAATGACGCAAAGCGTGCGATCGGGATGGATGATATTCTGCGGGCGCGTCAGGTGATTATTTCGCCGGAGGCGTGCTGATATGAAGATTTGCGGGCGGGATGAAACTCTTGAATGTGCTGTTCAACTCTATGTGCAGCAGCGGAGTTTCGGCAAGGTGTATATTTTTCCTGTCAGTGCGTGCCGTAAGCCGTTCATGCTCATCGTCTCGGAGCGTGAGCGAATGAAACTTCGACTTTCGGCAAAAGATGCTTTTGCCGTGATAGGAAGTGCGCCGGGTGATGAAGGGAAATGGAGGCTGGCGAAAAAATATGCGCGGCTGAAAACGGAGTGCAAGCAGGTTATGAGGAGTTTACTAAATGAAAGATTATATCGTTGAATACAGCCTTATCCATAAAGGAAGGATGACCATTACAGCTGCAAGCGAAGATGCGGCAGAGGACAAGGTGCGAGATATGACCGTATCTGATCTGACTGCCGGAGCAGACGAATCTCTTGATGTTTATGTTCGGAATGAGGAGGACTAAGATGCTGAATCAGAAGAAAATCAGCCGCGCAGGGAGTGTGACGATCCCCGCGCATCTGCGGCGGGAGCTCGGGCTTGAGCCCGGTGAGGTACTGGATGTGAGTCACACGAACAAGGGAGACATCGTTCTAAAACGCTCGCGTGGTTTCTGCCTGTTCTGCAAGAGTGATTGCGAGCTTGTTATGTATGACGGCCGTTTTGTCTGCAAGACTTGTATCGACCGTATGAAGAAGGAGGCCGACCATGTTTGAGGTAATCGACACACAGCCGAAGGAGATCGCAGCGCTTATCAGCCGCGCTGTGACGCTGGACAGCGAAATTCAGCAGCGCAAGACGGCTCTTGAGGAGATCAAGGCAAAGCTCCAAACGGCAGCGCTTGCCGAGATGGAGAACAAGAATCTGCGCTACGTCCGCTACGATTCACTCTATGGCAGCGTCGAAATGACATATAAGACGAAACTGGAGATTGACAACTACGCGCGCCTTGCGGCAGCGCTCGACGCATCGGTACTCGTGGAGGATAAGATCGTACGCAGGCAGAGCGTCAAGTACGATATTGACGCTCGTTTCAAGGCAGCACTGATCGCTCTTGCCCGCGGCGACTATGCCGCGCATGACATTGACGGCATCCTCCTCAGCATGGGCATCGAGGACGCGCAGATGCGCAAGGTCGTCCGCAAGAAACTTAAGGGCGACTATGCAAAAGACAAGGAGGTACTCGCCTCCGTTGGCATTGGCGGTGATCGAGAGGAGGAACTCGATGCGATCCGCGAGGAACTGAATCGACAGCTCGTCGAACGGTTCTTCGAGCCCGATCTTGTGGATCGGGACGAGGTGCGGAACTCAGTCAATCTCGATGAATCGCTGAGCCTTACACTCACGGCTCGGAAGGGAGATGGTCAGGATGTGGAAAGCGCAGAAGATTAGCCCAAAGCAGATTGCTCTGCTCCATGTGGCGAAACGAGAGCTTGCGCTTGATGATGGAAATTATCGGGCGGTGCTCTCCGTCCACGGAGGGGCAGAATCGGCGAAGGAAATCACGCAGGCGGGGTTCTCGCGGCTCATGCGGTATCTTGTCCGCATTGGATTCAAGGCGCCTGCCTATACGGGACGCTCGTCGCGCAAGCGGGATGCAGACGCGCTCGTTGGTGCATGGCAGCTCGAAAAACTCAAGAAGCTCTATACCGAGCTCGGCATCGACACGGCAGAACGTCAGCAGAACCTCTGCAAGCGCGTCATCAAGAAAGCGTGGCCACAGACGCGCGGCGATGCAAACAAGATGATCGAGTGCCTCAAAGCGATGGCACGAAGGGCAGCACCATGAACGGCGAGGACATCCGCGCGATGATGGACGAGATTGCACCGGAGGACTTGCCGCCCCAATGGCAAGAGCTCGCAGCGTCGCTCGGTCTCGTGAATCTCCTGCAACTGTGCAAGCTCTACGGCGGCACATCGCTCTACATCCCGAAGTATGAGAATCTGATCGCTCCGGCAAAACGCCGGGCAGTCGGAAAACTCTTTAACGGACGGAATCACAAGGAGCTCGCGCGACGGTTCGAACTATCCGAGCGCAGCGTGTATGAGATCGCCTCGGAACTGAGCTGGCGCAAAAGTCAGATCAACCTTTTCCCTTCGCCGGAGAATCTTTGAACCGTGCAGATATAGCGTGCAGAAAAATTTTTATAGAATCGTATCAGGCAGTGCTTGATACGATTCTTTTTTATTGGAGGTGACAGTATGGAAACGATACTCGCATTTATGAGGAATCTGCCGCTTTTTGTTTTGAACTTCATCCGTGACCTGATCTACGGCCCGGATGGGCGTCCGTCGCTCCTTGCGACGATCACGTTCGGGCTATTTGTGCTCTTTGTGTTCGTGACGCTCTGGCTGCTCTTTACGGGGCAGGATTGGCCGCATTACGCAGTCTTTGCGGCGACGACGACAACGCTCTCGACGGGCGGCAAAGTAGTCGACAAGTACATCAATAACGCTGGGAGATTTATGGGCTGATGCCCTTGAAAGAGACGGAGAGGAAAAGAATGCTTGGAGATTTGAGCGCAAAATATGAATCGAGCGGGAGCCCCGCGACGATCTCGTCCGGCGAGGGTGATCCGGGCGGCAAGAGTTACGGCCGCTATCAGCTTGCGAGCCGCATGGGAAGCGTGCGGAGTTTTCTCGACTGGGCGATCCGCTTGTCGGCGAGTGAGACCTATGCGAGTTATGCACGCACACTGAGTCAGTTCCCAATCGCGTCGGCAGACTTCGACCGCGCATGGCGCGAGATTGCGCGCATCGACGAGGAAGGGTTTGCTCGCATGCAGCATGACTACATCTGCTATGCCTATTACCTTCCTGCCGCTGATGCGCTGCGCCGCGCTGGCTTCGACGCAGACAAACACACACATGTTATGCAGGATGTGATTTGGAGCCGTGCTGTGCAGTACGGTACGGGCAATATCGTCGAGATGTTCGAGACGGCGTGTCACCGCATGTATAACGAGGCAAGCGATGATTACAGCGGCTATCCGAATCTCTCGTATGTCGATGATGCGCGGTTTGATTACGACCTTATCCGTGCGATCTATCTCGATGTGTGCAAGACACCGGAGTGGACGGCGGCATCGTGCCGCTATGGTCTTTACAATCGTTTTGAAAGCGAGTGCGCAGATGCTCTTGCGGCTCTGGAGAGCGGCTCATGAGCGGCTTATACGAGCGACTGCGGGAATCGCCGACAGCCGGAAGCGTTGCGATCATAGTGATGCTCCTCATTGCCGCGCTCTTTGTGATTGCTTGGAAAGAGGCACAAATTGACGCGCTTCAGCGCGAGCTTGCTCTTGCAAAGGAGCAGATTGCGATCTATGAGAGCGCCCGCGTGCACGATGGTGAAAAGCCGATCGAGGTTAAGGCAGACGCAAAGAGCTCGGCAGACGTGGCATATGTACCGAAGGAATATGTCACCGCTCCTGATGGTAGCCGCGTCCGCGAGCAGACGGATGCAGAACTGAGCGTCACTCCGCCGACGGTCGCCGTAAAGTATAACGGCAAGGAATACGACCTGCCGGGGATCACAGGCGAGACGACAAAGTTCGAGCACGGGAAGATTCAAAGCGAGGTGTCGACGCACGCGACACTAGACCTTACACCGCTCATTGATACAGCGGCAGAGCAAAAGGCGCGGGCACAGATGAAACATTTCTCGTTCGGTGCGTTTGCGACCAGCGAGGGTGCTGCGCTCGGGTTCGGATATGAGAATCGAAACTACGGAATTGATGTGCTGATGAACCCGGTCGAGCCGTCAAAGTTCTGGGGCGTTGGTTTTCGGAGGCGATTCTGATGGAATTTAATTGGACATCCGTCATGATCGGCATCGGCTCAACGATGTTCGGGATCATCCTGCACCAGTCGCGAGAGATTCGCGCGGCGCTGAACAAAGAAGTCAAGGAAAACCGCGATCATCTCGCCGAGGTGCATAAAGAGATCGAGACGCTGCGGAGCGCGCTGCCGCTCCAATACGTTTTGCGTGATGACTTCCTCCGCAGCATCTCGGCACTGGACACAAAGATCGACCGCATGTCGGGCGAAGTCAGCTCGATCAGTAAGAATATCGCAAAGCTTACGGGAGGTGAGAAATAAAAGATGACGACACTGGAAGGACACAACTCTCGTCATGTACGCGGGCGCATCATGAAAATCCTGAAACTCAACTATCCGCAGCAGACGGGAGACCGTCTGATCGCGGACATCCTTATCGATGCACAGTACACGATCACGCCCGCTGAGGTGGAGACACATCTCATATACCTGCGCGAAAAGGGGTACATCGCTATCGAGGAGGCGGAGTGCCTCGGCGTATCGCGTAAGCTTGCGAAACTCTTGCCGAAGGGCATTGATCTCATTGAGGGCAATATCCCGCCGGATGTGGGAGTTGATCTCGATGGGTAACAGGCGCAAGCATGCGCGGATCACAACAGAGCTGCCGAAATCTCTCATACAGGCAATCAACGAGCGGCTTGTCGCTGGCGAGACCTATGAGAGTATCGCGACGTATCTCCGCGAAAGCGGGCATGACATTTCAAAGAGCAGCGTCGGGCGCTATGGCAAGGACTTCCTCAGCAAACTGGAACGGCTGCGCATCGTCAAGGAACAAGCGCGCACGATCATGACCGAGGGGAAGGATGGCCCCGCGCTTGAAATGACAGAGGCGGCGACACAGCTTGCCTTGCAGCTCATTATGGAGCGGCTCGTTGCAGCGGAGGATTTGCGCGATGCGAAAAGCAGCGAAATCCTAAAGGCGCTGGCGCTCCTCGAACGCTCTGCCGTGCAGCGCGAAAAGCTCAAGATGGATGCGGGGCGCATGGTCGAGGTTGCTGTCGCTCGCATCAAGGAGAGTCTGCAAGAGGAACTCCAGAAGACACCGGAAATCCTCGAACGTCTCGTTTCGATGGTTGATGCGGTGGCTGCGGAGACGAAAGAAAGTCAGTAAGAGGAGGCGCGGGCATGTCGGTCTTGAAGGAACTCGTCGGAAATAAGACACATAGCCCGGAACTCGAGCAGTACCGCAGGAGCTATGAGGCGTATTGCCAATATGCGCACCATGGCAGGTGGCAGCCGTGTCGGCATCTGCATCTTGTCTGCGAGAAACTCGAGGCCGTTGAGCGCGGAGAGATTGATCGCCTCATGATCTTCATGCCTCCGCGCCACGGGAAATCTCAATCGACGACGGAGACGTTCCCCTCGTGGTTTCTTGGGCGCAATCCCGATCGGCGCGTCATCGAGGTTAGTTATAGTGCGAGCTTTGCGCAGAAGTTCGGTAATCGCAACCGCAAGAAGATCGCAGACTTCGGCGAGGCTCTTTTCGGCATCCGCCTCGATCGTTCAAACAGCAGTAAAACGAACTGGGACATCGAGGGACATGCAGGCGGCATGATCTCCGTCGGCCTCGGCGGCGGTATCACCGGCGAAGGCGCAGACCTCCTCCTCATTGACGATGTTGTAAAGAATCGAAAAGAGGCGGAGTCCGAGACCGTCCGCGAGGGCATCTGGGACGAGTACAGTGCAACGCTGCTCACCCGACTCGCCCCGGGCGGGCGCATCATCCTCATTATGACACGCTGGCATGAAGATGACCTTGCCGGACGCATCCTCAAAGAGGCAAAGGAAAACGGCGAACACTGGGAGATCATCAATCTGCCCTGCGAGGCGGAGGAAAATGATCCTCTCGGACGTGCACCGGGCGAACCGCTCTGGCCGGAACGCTACGGAGCAGACTGGCTTGCAAAAAAGAAAAAGGCGGTCAGCAGCCGTGACTGGTATGCGCTCTATCAGCAGAACCCGCAGCCGCCGGATGCCGTGCGTATGTTCAAACGCGAGTGGTTCGAGGTTGTCCGCGACTATCCGCGCGATGCACGCAGCGTTCGTTACTGGGATCTTGCGGCGACGGAAAAGCGTGCCGGAAAAGACCCGGACTGGACATCGGGCGCGCGGATCGCCGAGAAGGACGGCATCTATTATATAGTAGATATTCGTCACGTACAGAGCTCACCGCTGGGCGTTGAGCGACTTGTCGGACAGACCGCAGCCGTTGACGGGCACGGCGTAAAAATCCACATGGAGCAGGAGCCGGGCTCGTCTGGCGTCAATACGATTGACCACTATCGGCGCAATATCCTCAAGGGTTATCCATTCTATGGGGATAAAAAGACCAGCAACAAGATCGAGCGCGCCTTGCCCCTTTCAGCAGCGGCCGAGGCCGGAAACGTCAAAATCGTCATCGGCGACTGGAACAAGGACTTTTTAGATGAAGCCGAGGTTTTTCCGAACGGGCGTCATGATGATATGGTCGATTCTGTGAGTGGCGCGTTGACGATGATCACCAGTGCACGATTTGGAATCCTCGACTACTATCGCACGCAGGTGGAGGAGAAAGGGCTGCTTGGAACGCTCAAGGACACACTGAAAGGAGGCGGGACATGAGTTTTGGAACACAGTTTTTAAATGGCGTTCAAGGATTTATCAAGGCCTATTTAAGCGCGGGCGAACCGCAAAAGGCCGCGCTCCCGAAAGGCTCGCCGCCCTCGCAGTTTGATTTTTCCGTGCGGAGCAACATCCAAACAATGCCGCGCGCGGATGCAGAAATCACGTTTGAGCAGCTCCGTATGTTCGCCGATGGTTATGACCTCCTCCGCCTCGCAATCGAAAAACGTAAAGACCAGATTGAGGCGATGAATTGGAACATCACGGCAATCGACAAAACTGATCCTGTCGCGCGCACACAGGCAGAGAAACTCTACAAACAGCTCCGCCGCCCTGACGGCGTGCACAGTTTCTCACGTTGGATGCGCTCGATCGTGGAGGACGTGCTCGTCATCGATGCACCCGCGATCTACATTCGGCGCAATATCGCCGGACATATCCATGCGCTTGAGCTCGTTGACGGTGCAACAATCAAGGTCAACATCACGGACGAGGGCCGCACGCCTGCACCGCCGCTCCCTGCCTATCAGCAGATTATTGATGGAGTTCCGGCCGTTGACCTCACGACAGACGAGCTCCTCTACTTCCCGCGTAACGTCCGCTCGCATAAACTCTACGGGCTGAGCAAGGTGGAGCAGGTCATCATGACGGTCAATCTTGCTCTCAATCGGCAGATGTATCAGCTTGACTACTACACGCAGGGAACAATTCCAGAAGCGTTCCTCAGCTGCCCGTCGGATTGGTCGGTCGACCAGATCGGCGCGTTCCAGAATTACTGGGATGCGCTGTTTGAAGGAGACAGCAAGATTAAACGCAAGGCGCGCTTTGTGCCTGCGGGCATCAACCCGATCTTCCCCAAAGACTCACCGATGAAGGACGAGTTCGATGAATGGCTCGCTCGCATCATCTCCTATGCGCTTGACCTGCCGCCGACGGCACTCGTCAAAGAGACGAATCGTGCGACGGCGGAGACGACGCAGGCGGCAAGTCAGGACGAAGGACAGCGGGCATTCCTGAACTATCTCAAGGAAATCATGGACATCCTGCTGCATGACTACTTTGATGTAGATGGTGTGGAGTTCGTCTGGGCGACGAAAGAGGAAGTCGAACCGCTCAAGCAGGCGCAGATTGATCAGATGTATGTCAATCTACGCATCCTTACACCGAGCGAGGTGCGCAGCCGGCTTGGCTACGATCCACTCACTGAGGAGCAGGCAGAGGAGTTCGCCGCACTCACACCGCAGCAGATACAGTTCCCGGCGCTTTTTGCCGATGGTAGCGCCCTCCAAAAAACGGATGCACCGTCCTCAAAAAAACGGGATGCCCCCACACGCGAGGACATGCAGCAGAAATTCGCCGCAGCAATCCGCCGCATGTTTGATAAGGTTAAGCCTGATCTCCTCCGCCAACTCGAAAACTCCTACGCGAAAGCGATGGCGCAGGCAGAGAAGCTGGATGCAAAGAAAAAGAAAAAACTTTTGCAGATGGCGCTTGATGACCTTGATTTTGATGGATGGACGATCCTTTTTGACGATGCTGCCGAGTGCCTTGAGGAGATTGCAAAGGCAGGCGCATATGAAGGACTACGGAGCATCAAGGCATCGACCGACGGGATCACGGATATGGTTGATGCCGACGCACAGGAGTGGGCGCGTGCCCGTGCCGCAGAACTTGTCGGTAAAAAGTGGAATGGCAAGGAGTTGGTAGATAACCCCAACCCCAAATGGGCGATCACGGAATCCACACGCGAGGTGCTGCGCGGTACTGTGAGCAAAGCGATCGACGAGGGTTGGAGCCCGCAGAAACTCACAGCGACGATTCGCGATGATCAGCAGTTCTGGGCGCGCCGCGCAGATATGATCAGCCGCACAGAGCTCCAATTCGCACACCAAAACGGCAATCTCATTGGATGGAAAGCGTCCGGCATTGTTGCGGGCAAGCAGTCCCTCTGCATCGACGGCGGCTGTGAGATGTGCGTTGAGAATGCCGAGGCGGGTACCGTCGGAATTGATGAGAATTTCCCGTCAGGACATGATGCACCGCCCTATCATCCGAACTGCTTTTGCACGCTTATCCCTGTTCTTGCAGAAGACATGACGGATGACGAGAGTTAGATTGCCTTTTAATTCCCTTCAAACACCTTTTAAATTTTTGGAAAATCCGTAATGAAGGGGTTTATATACATCGAGGACAAAAATCGCGTACAGAGGATTTTAGGAGGTGAACCATTGCTTTATATCCCAATTCGGAAAATCGAGGAGGAAAAACGCCTCGTCTATGGCATCGCTGCCGCCGAGGAAGTCGACCGCGCAGGTGAGATTTTTGATTATACCTCGTCAAAGCCTTATATCGAGACGTGGTCAGCAGAACAAGCGAAGGAGAGCGGTAATGCCAATTATGGCAATGTCCGTGCGATGCATGGTGATGTCTCGGCTGGTAAGATCGTCCGCCCTATTGAGTTCGACGACACAAGCAAGACGGTCAATGTCTGCATCAAGGTTGTGGACGACGGCGAATGGCGCAAGGTGTGTGAGGGTGTCTACACAGGACTCAGCTTTGGCGGTTATTACGTCAAGCGGTGGGAGGACGGTGCGGCGACACGTTACACACTGCGTCCGATGGAACTCTCCCTTGCTGATCGCCCATGTGTGCCGTCGGCGAGCATTGTAGAGGTAGTTAAGTCGGACGGCAGCGTCCGGAACATGGTTTTGAAAGGATGGAATGACATGGAGGATAAGGTAAAAAAGATTGACCTTGCAGAGTTCGGTGCACTGATCAGTGACATCAATGCGGGTCTCGCCGATGACGAGAACGTGCCGGAGAAACTCAAAACGTGCGTTGCGAATCTCGCAGAGGCGATTGCAGAGTGCACGGATACGGCAGCAGAGCCGGAAAGGGCGGATGCGCCTACATCTGCTGACGAGCCGGAGAAGTCCGAGGGCGGCGATGACCCGAAAGAGGCGCCGGAGACCAATGATGTGGCGAAAGCGGTACAGGCTGCCGTCACTGAGGCGCTGAAGCCTGTTACCACGTCCGTACAGAAGATGGAGGCTGCGCTTGCGGCAAAGGACAAGGAGGCCGCAGCGCTCAAGGAGCAGGTCGAAAAGCTTGCAAAAACGGCAGCACCTACGAAGGTTGTGCTCAAAACAGACGGCCTCAAACTCAAGACGGATAAGACGGACACGTCCCCGGCGGATGACGCACTTGACCGTATCAAAGAGCAGCACGGCGCGCAGCGTTCGTGGGCGTACTAAGGAATGATGGAGGACAATGAAATGAGTATGTATCAGACTTCTAAGGAGACACTGGCACGCATGAACGAGGCGCTGCACAGTGCGCTGGCAACACCGCTCAAGAAAGCGGACGGGATTACAACGGGCAGCGGTCTCAAGAACTACGACTTGCAGCCGGCCGCGCGCCTTATGTATCCGGTGCTCTCTCCGCTACGCAACTCGACGCCCCGCGTCAAGGGCGGCGGCGGCGACTCTACGCACTGGAAGGCAATCACAGGCGTCAATATCGACAGTGTGTCGATGGGTGTCTCCGAGGGACAGCGCAGCGGTGTTATCTCCATTGAGACGCAGGATGCGTTCGCACTCTACAAGACACTCGGCCTTGAAAACTTCGTGACCGACGAGGCAGTCCTTCAGGGCGAGGGGTTTGACAATCTGCGCGCGATCTGCACGAAGAATCTGCTCGAGGCGGTCATCATCGGCGAGGAGAAGGTGCTGCTCGGCGGCAACTGCTCCATGAAACTCGGCAAAACGAAGACACCGACCCTTGCGGCAAAGACAACGGGCGGCACGCTCCCTGCCTCGACGAAAATCTCTGTCGTTTGCGCGGCGCTCACCTTCGAGGGCTACCATGCGGCAAACGTAGCGAGCGGTGTCAAGGCAAAGGTGACCCGCGAGAATGCAGACGGATCGAAAGATATTTACGGCGGCGGCACCGCGCAGAAGTCTGATGCAGCGAATGTGACGACCGGAGCAGGAGCAACGAACAGTATCACGGCCGTCGTTGCACCGACAAAGGGAGCTTTCGCGTATGCGTGGTTCTGGGGCGCAGAGAATGCAGAGAAACTCGGCGCGATCACGACGACGAGCAGTGTCACAATCACAGCCAATGCCGAAGGGACGCAGCAGGCAAAAGACCTGCCTGCCGAGGATTGGTCAGCGAACGATCTCGTCATTGACGGTTATCTGACGCAGGTTGTGAAGAACGGCGGCTATTTCAAGAGCATGCCGACAGCTGCGGGGCTGACGGCAGACAAGGCAGCGGGCATCGTTGAGATCGACGAAGCGTTCCGCTGGTTCTGGGATAAGTACAAGGCATCGCCGGACGAGATTTACGTCAGTGCGCAGGAGCTCCAGAACATTACACAGAAGGTGCTTGAGAACGGCGGCAGCAACCTGATCCGGTTTAACTTCGACGCAAGCACGGCGCAGATGGCGACGCTCTCTGCGGGCACGGCGGTCGGCTCGTATCTCAACAAGTACACCATGAGCGGCGGCACGCTCGTTCGCATTGTCCTTCACCCGAATATGCCCGCCGGGACGATCATGTTCCGCTCGACGACCATGCCCTATCCCGTCTCGAATGTCGCAAACATCGCTGAGGTGCGCTGTCAGCAGGACTACTTCCAGACGGAATGGCCGCGCAAGACGCGTAAGTATGAGTACGGTGTCTATGCAACAGAGGCGTTCGCACTCTATGCGCCCTTCGCGTTCGGTGTGATCACCAACATCTCGGATGTGTAAGGAGGTACAAACATGCTACTGAAAGCATATGACGTTACGGAAATCGTTATTGATGGCGTGACCTACGCTGCTGAGAATGGGCTGATCGATGCGCCGATCAGCCCCCACGAAGCAATTCTGTTCGGGCTGGATGCGCCGACGCCGGAGGAGGTTGCTGCGCTGAGGAAGGGTTCCGACAATACCTCTGGCGACAATACTGGCAGCGGAACTGAAAACGGTCAGAACGCCAACACTGATAGTGAGGATGCTGGAGGAAAGAACTCCGGAGGAAAAGGCGGCAAGTCCGGCGGTAAGAGCAAGGACGACGGCGATGGCGCAGCATGAGCTTGTTACGCTAAACGAGCTGAAGAACTATATCGGCATTACGTCAGGGGGCAATCAAGATGATGCTCTGCTGATGATGCTGATCCGCGCGGCATCGAGCTTTCTGCTCACGCAAATGAACCGCCGTGAAGGATTGGAGCACGACTATGAGCACACGAAAGGGATGCTGGATGTCCCGGATGACATACGATTCGCATGCCTTGAACTCGCGGCGCTGCGCTACAAAGAAAAAAGCCGCCTTGGCGAGGTATCGAAAGACCTCGGCGGACAGACCGTTGCGTATTCGCAAAAGGATCTCAGCGACTTCGGACGTGCCGTCATCCAACAATACAAACGGGTGACGCCGTGAGCATCGAGGCGATTATCGTCGGCGACGACGAACTCCGTGCGAAATTTCAGCGGGCATCCGGCTCAATTGACGGAAAGCTCGTTGACAGCATGGGGCGCATCACGATCCGTTTGCAGGCGCATGTTGTCCGTGACAAACTCTCAGGACAAGTCCTAAAGGTTCGCACGAATAACTTGCGTGGCAGCATACATCAAGAGGTTGTTCGCGACGGCGGCGGTATCGTCGGTCGTGTCGGCACAAATGTTGAATACGCGGCATTCCATGAGTACGGATTCCACGGCACACAGAGTGTCCGGGAACATATGCGGACAATCAAGATGGCGTTCGGAAAGAGGCTTAAATCGCCAAAGAAAATCGTCGTCCGCGCCCACGCACGCCACGTCGATTATCCCGAGAAGTCATTCCTGCGCACTGCGCTCAATGACCAACGAGATGAAATTATGGCAGAGCTCGGCAATGCCGTAAAGGAGGCGATCCAGTGACCCGTGAGGCTGTATATTGCGGTGTGTTTGACTGGCTGCACGAACGTGTCGGGGGTGATGTCATAACGTGGAGCCGCAGGCTGAAGCATTGGAATGACGTACCGACTATTCAGCAGCCCGCCGTATTCCTGACGCAGAACGGTGAACAGCTTGATCACCTGCGTGCGGTCTGGACGCTCCACATGGAACTGTACGTCTACGTGTCCGTTGGCGGCGACGAGAATGCGGTCACAGCAACGCCCATGAATCATATCCTGGATAAGATTACGGCTGCGCTACGGCCACGCCGAGAACTCGGCGAGATGGAGCAGACACTTGACGGACTGGTAATGGATTGCCGGATTGATGGGAAGATTGAAACCGACGAGGGCGCACTTGGCGCTCAGTCGGTTGCGATTGTCCCAATTACGGTACTGATAGCAGATTAGGAGGCAGATAAAATGAGTCAGTTTATATTTGGCGCGGGCATGATGATTGCGATTCCGAAGAAACCGACACCGACCCCGCGCGTCCTTGGGACGATGCAGGAGGTAAGCGTCGAATTTTCGGGCTCGACGAAGGAGCTGTTCGGTCAGCACCAGTTCGCGGAAGCCGTTGCGCGCGGTCAGCAGAAGATCGCGTGTAAGGCGAAATATGCGGGCATCAACATGAACGTATACAACGAAACCTATTTCAATGAAAATGTTCTGCAAGGGCAGAACCTCGCCATCTTCAATAAGGAGTTCGCGGTCGATAAGACTGCGTTTACTGTGACGCCGACACTGGAAGCGAATACGACATTCCTTGAAAATCTTGGCGTGTTGGATAACGCGGGCAAGACACTCACGCGTGTGGATGGCGCACCGAACGAGGGCGAATACAAGCTCGACGAGAAGACGGGGATGTATACGTTCCACGCCTCGCTCAAGGAGAAGCCCGTCTTCATTTCTTATCTCTATCACGACAAGAAGAACGGAAGCCGCATCATCATCAATAATCAGTTGATGGGTGAAGCACCGACGTTCAAGACAATCTTAAACGCGCGGTTCAACGGAAAGCAGACAACACTGATCCTTAATTCGTGCACGTCCTCGAAACTCTCACTCATCTCGACGAAACTCGAAGACTTCTCCATCCCTGAATTTGACTTTGCGGCGATGGCAGACGATACGAATCGCGTCGGCGAGCTGAGCATGTTGGAGTAAGAAGGAGCAGAGATATGAGTAAACAGGCTTTTTATGAGGGTATCGAGATTACAGTTCGCGGGGAGAAATACATCTTCCCCGGACTCAGTCTCGCACAGCTTGAGGAGAACATGCAGGAGATCGAGGAGATTCAGAACCTCACTGACGAAGACGGTCTGAAGATGATCGGCAAAATCTCTCGTTTCCTCTACCTTGCTTTTAGCCGGAATTATCCGGAGATTACAGAGGCGGAGTTCAAGAATATGATTGATCTTCGTATGGCCGTACAGCTCTTTAAGCAGATTCTCTCGGAAAGTGGCTTTGAGCAGGGTGCCCCCGGCTCGGGGGAAACGGTGCCCGCAGCGATCGCATAGATTTTCAGGCGATCTATGCCGAGATTGCTTGTGCAACAGGATGGACGATCGACCATATACGGCACAGCCTGACGCTCAAACGCTACAATGCACTTAAAAACGTATGGAGGAAATCGCCGCCCGCGCATGTGTGTCTGGCGGCGATTTGCGAATATCTCGGCATGCAGCTGACAACCAGCGAGCCGCAGCGCACGGCGGGCACGAAGCAAACGGAAATATACTACGATGAAAGCTATTATGATGTGGATGTACAGCCTGATGCGGCATCTGCACTCCAACAGAGTTTCGATCTTGCGATAGGGAGGTGAAGATATGGCAGCGGGTGATCAAATTGATGTAAAGATTACAGCGTCCCCGGATGCCTTTGTATCCGGCATCAATACCGCGCAGCAAGCACTGAACAGCAGCACCGCTGCAATGAAATCAAGTGCAGCCGGTATGGCACAGCAGATGCGCGACGCAATGCAGAATGTACAGCAGAATGCGCGCAGTGGGATGAATGGCGTAAGATCGTCAATCGCGAATGCGATGAACAGCGTCAGGTCATCCGTCGCCTCCATGAAGAATACAATCGGCGCAGCGGGCATTGCAATCGTCGGTGTCTTTGGCACGTCTACGCATGCCGCGATTGAGTACCAAAAGGCACTCGCGGGGCTCTCTCGCACCAGCGGCATGAGCATTGCGGCATCCTCTGAACTTGCCTTTGCGGCGAGTCAGGTCGGTATGAGTACGGCCGATCTCACGAAGAACATTGGATTCCTTTCCCGGTCGCTGGCAAATCTGGAGCGCGATACGGACAATGCCGGGAATATCTTTAATCGTTTCGGCATCAGTGTCCACGATGCCAATGGGAAACTGCTGCCGACGAACGAGATCATCGGTGCGGTTGCCGATCGGTTCAAGGCGATGCCGGACGGCGTTGAAAAAACAGCACTTGCCATGAGCGTATTCGGACGTGAAGGGCGTGCAATGATCCCGCTGCTCAATCAAGGGAGCGCGGGACTTGAGAAGATGGGCGCAAAGGCGAAGTCCCTCGGGCTCGTGTTCGAAAATGTCTCTGCGCTGAAAACCTATGTTGCCGCACAGCGTCAATGGGATGCTACGCTTAAATCCCTGCAAATCCAGATTGGCAACAGTGTCCTCCCCGCTTTAACCGCCTTTTCAAAGGCGATTACAGGCCTTTTACAGGCCTTTAATCGCATTGACCCCGACACACGAAATGCGATTATCACGGTGACCAGTCTTACGGCTGCTGTTGCAGCATTAACACTCGGGTGGGGCGCAGCCGCAGCAGCGATTGCAGCCTTCGGCGGGCCGTTTGCGCGCGTTGGCGTGATGATGGGCTCTATGCCCAATGTCATTGGTGCATGTGTGAATGGCATCAAGACCTTTGTCGTTGGACTCGCAGCAGGAACGATCAGCCTTGGAAAGTATGTGCTCTCGGGCGGGCTCTTTGCGACCGTCCACGGGAAGATGACGGCGGCAATGGCGACGGCACGTGCAGGCCTTATTGCGACGCGGAGCACGGTCGCTGCGGCG